GTTCCGCGCGCGCGACTTCCAGGCCCTCTACCGAGGATTCGCCATGCGCCGCGAGGCGCCCCCCTACCCGGCGCACCTGATCGGCCGCTTTGAGGCACAAAACCGGATGGCCGGCCAGAAGGTCGCCGAACCGGTGCTGATCGGTAACCCCCACGACTGCCGCCAAGTGCTGAGGTTGTCCACTGGTAACCCCGTGCAGATTACGCGGGCCGCAGATGCTGTTCCGATGCTGATCGAATGACATGCCGATGGCAGACACCTACATAACAATTCCGATGGCACGGCTGGTCGAGCTTGAGGCGGCCGAGCGCGAGCGGCTGCTGGCGCTGGCGAAGAGGCGCGCCGCCCACGAGGCAAGCGCGGCGGCACACCATGCCGGCAGGTGGCAGCAGGCCCACGAGCACCACCTGACGCGGCACGCGGCGATGCGCGACCTGATCGACGCGCTTGAAGGGCAATGCTTGAGCGACGTGCCAGGCCCCGCCTTCCCGGAGCAAAACGATGGCAGACACCTACATAACCATTCCGATGGCACGGCTGGTCGAGCTTGAGACAGCCGAGCACGAACGCGACATTCTGCGGAGCCAGACGCTTGACCTTGCGCTGCTGGTTGGGCGCTTGATCCGGCGCATGCGTGCCGCGCGCACCGGGGAGGGCATTGCGGCCGGCGACGAAGCGCTGGAGCAGCAGTGCATCGGCTACCTGCGCTGCAAGGGCCTGACGAGCCCGCTGCGCGATGGGGCCTAACGTAGAGGTAAGCTGACATGCACGGCGATACACTGTTGGACGTTGCGACCATGCCGGATGCCGTGCATGGTCAGCTTGACCGCGATGTTAGGCATCCCGCCACAAAGCGCGAGATGCTGCTGTATCACGCCACCACGCCAAAGAAGGCGCAGCGCTACCGCGCAAGCGGTCGGATCATTGCCCCGGTGCGCGGTTTCACGACGCTACAAGCAGCGATGGCCTGGGCCTGCAAGACGGGCCGAAGCGTGGTGCTGCAAGTACAGGGCGACGACTGCCACAAGCTGCCAGACCACCACAACGCATTCGGAGAGGCGTGGTGGGTGGATCACGATGTTGTGGCGTGGAAGTGCGTCTTCTCGCCGAAGGATGCCTAACTGCAAGATGTCAGGAGGCATGGAATGAGGCGCGCGGCAAAAGTTGACAGCAACCACGCGGAGATCGTCGACGCCTTGCGCCAGGTAGGCTGCTCGGTGCAGTCGCTGGCCGCCGTTGGCGCAGGCTGCCCCGACCTGCTCGTCGGCCGGGGCGGGAAAGCGTGGCTGCTCGAGGTCAAGGCCGAGCGCGGCCGAATGACGCCCGACCAAGTCGTCTGGTTTGCGCTCTGGTCTGGTCCGCCCGTCGTCGTGGTGCGGTCGGCCGAAGATGCGCTCCAAGTCGTGGGGGGCAGCTACGTTGCGTGACGACGCTGACGTTGTGCGCATCGAGTATGCCCTGGACGCCCAACTGAAGAATTGGGGCCGGTGGGCGCGACAGCGGGCTTGGCTGTCATCCTGCCGCTCAATCGAGGGCCGCTATCGGCCCGAGGCGGGCGAAGTCTGGGATCGAGACCCCAAGCCGTTGCCAGTTGACGCGCTGGAGGCGTGGCGGGTGGAGGTCAACTGGCGCTACTTGCCATGGCGCGAGCGCATGATGCTCCGCGCGTACTACGTTACCGCCCCACGGTCGTCCGTGCCGGCTTGGGAGCGGCACAAGCGCGACACGTGCCGCAGGCTTGGGCTGCATCGCAACGAGTGGGCCTACATGGTGCAGCGCGGCGCGGTGATGCTGGACAGCATCTTGCAATCTGATTATTGCCGCGTTAGTATTCGCGTCAAGCAATTCCCCCCGCACGGGTAGGTGCGCGTCGCCAAGGCTGCCTAGTAGGCGGCCTTTTTTTTCGATGCCATTAAAAACGCTCGAGCCTCGGCTGGCGACGCTAGACACTCGCCGCGTCAGCACGTTCACGCTGCACCAGCAGCGCGGGCTATCCACCGCCCGATGGCAGCGCACCCGTGCCCGAATCCTGACTCGAGACAATGGCGTTTGCGTTTGTGAGGATTGCAGGCAAGCAGGCCGGCTACGTGCCGCCCATGAGGTCGACCATATCGTGCCTGTCTGGGAAGGAGGCAGCGAAGACGACAGCAACCTGCAGTCGATTAACCGCGAGTGTCACAATCTCAAGACGGCGCGTGAAGCCAAGCGCAGGGCAGGGGGGATGTAAAGTCTGCGGCCGGTTGGAACATAGACCGCGCTTGCAACCACGCGCGGATTAAATCCCTGCCCCAGAAATTCAAAGAAGGAATCAAATGGCCGGAGTTAAAGGTAGAAGCGGAGGGGCGCGACCTGGTGCTGGCCGGCCAAAGGCTCCGCCGGAGCCGACGCCGGTTGACGATGCGCGCGATTTCCTGACTGCCGTCATGCGCGGCGAAATTACGCCGTCGACCGCGCAGTTGGACGCGGCAAAGACACTGCTGCGCGCCCAGGTGACGGGAGTCAAGGCGGAACGGCAGAAGAAGGCTGACGCTGTGGCCGTCGGCAAGTTTGCTGCCGCTGAACCGCCGCGCCTGGTTGTCAACAACAGCTAATGCAGTGGTCGACCGCATGCCCGGACTGGTCCGAAAAACTCGTCCGGCGGGAGTCGATCATTTCGGCGCCGCTCTTTGAGCGTGAAGCGACTTCTGCGCTCGCGGTATTCGACGAGCTGCGCATCGTTGATGCGCCTGGCTCGCCGACAATGCGTGACGCGTGCCGGCCTTGGCTGCGCGACTTTGCGGCCTCCATCTTCGGCAGCTATGACGCGGAGACTGGCCGCAGGTTGATCACCGAGTACCTCTTGCTGATCAGCAAGAAGAATGCGAAGAGCACCGGCGCGGCGGCCATCATGCTGACCGCGCTCATCCGCAACTGGCGAAGGTCTGGCGAGTTCGGGATCTTGGCGCCGACGATTGAGATTGCGAACAACTCATTCTGGCCTGCGCGCGACATGGTCCGCGCCGATGACGAGCTGCGCGAGATGATCCATGTGCAAGAGCACACGCGGACGCTGACGCACAGGGTCACAGGCGCAACGCTCAAGGTGGTTGCAGCGGATAATGAATCCGTCGGAGGAAAGAAGTGGATCGGCACGCTTATTGACGAGCTTTGGCTGTTCGGCAAGCGGCCGAATGCCGAGAACATGCTGCGCGAAGCGATTGGAGGACTGGCGAGCCGCCCCGAAGGCTTCGTGATCTATCTGTCCACGCAGTCGGACGAGCCGCCGGCTGGTGTCTTTCGCCAGAAGCTGCACTACGCACGCGGCGTGCGCGACGGACGGATTGCTGACCGGCACTTTCTGCCAGTGCTGTATGAGTTCCCGAAGTCGCTGCTTGACGAGAGAGCCGAGCGCGACCCCGCGAACTTCTACGTTACCAATCCGAACATCGGCGCGAGCGTCGACGCACAGTTTCTAGTGCGCGAGCTGCAGAAAGCCGAGGAGTCGGGCGAGGAGTCGCTACGCGGCTTCCTGGCAAAGCACCTGAATGTCGAGATTGGACTCGCCTTGCAGTCTGATCGCTGGGTCGGCGCAGACTACTGGCAAGCGCAGGCCAGGCCCTTGTGTCTTGATCAGATTATCGAGCGCAGCGATGTTCTGACGATGGGGATTGACGGTGGCGGCCTTGATGACCTGCTCGGCGTTACCGTGATTGGCCGCGATGCAGAGTCGCGCGACTGGCTTAGCTGGTCGCGCGCATGGGCGCATCCGACCGTGCTTGAGCGGAGGAAGTCGGAAGCGTCCCGCTTCCGCGACTTCGAGAACGATGGCGACCTGTCGCTGGTCCGTCAGATCGGCGAAGACGTGATCGAGGTCGCGCAGATTGCCGCGCGCCTGAATGACAGCGGCAAGCTCGACAAGATTGGCGTCGACCCGCAAGGCATCGGGGCGATTGTTGATGCGATGATTTCCGAGGGTGTGGAGCAAGACAAGATCATCGGCATCTCACAGGGTTGGAAGCTCACCAGCGCAATCAAGACCGTAGAGCGCAAGCTCGCTGAGGGCGGGCTGTATCACTGTGGCCGTCCGATGATGGCCTGGTGCGTTGGGAACGCGAGAGTCGAGCCGAGGGGTAATGCTGTGATCATCACAAAGCAGGCAGCCGGCTTCGCAAAGATCGATCCGCTTATGGCGCTATTCAACGCGGCGGCGCTCATGGCGCTGAATCCGGCAGGTGGTGCGTCGCTTGACAGCATCATCAATTTTCCGATCAGTGCATGAGCTTTCTGACAACCTTCTCGCGCTGGTTCGGACGCAGCGCAACACTTGCTGATCGCACCGGCGATCAGCTCGTGTTGCCGTCGGCGACCCTTGTCGAGAACACCCAGCCGCTCGGGCCAGACTCGGCTCTGCAGTTGGCAACGCTGTACCGCTGCGTCGATCTGCTCAGTAAGACCGTCAGCACGCTCCCGCTGTTCGTGTACGAGCGGGATGCTGACGGCCAGCGCCGCCTCGCGCGCTCAACGGTGCTGTGGTCGCTGCTGCACGATGCGCCCAACGCCCTCGCAACTGCATCCGAGTTTTGGGGCGCCATGGTTCTCAACCTGCTCCTGCGCGGTAATGCCTACGCGCGGGTGCAGCGCAACACCCGCGGCGACCCTGTGGCGCTGTGGCCTATGTCCTCCGAACAAGTCGTTCCCTACATCGACCCGGAAACTGGAGCCCTGTTTTACGAATACCAGCGCAATACCGAGCGCTGGCTGCTGCCTGCCGAAGAAGTTCTGCATGTGCGCGACACCGGCAACGGCATCGTCGGCCTTTCGCGGATCGACTTCATGCGCGCCAGCGTGAACGAAGCCGCGCGCGCCCAGGCTCAAGCAACGCGCCTTTTCGCAAACGGCAACAAGCCCACCGGTGTGCTTATGGTCCCCGCCAAGCTGAGTGATGAGCAGCGCGCGCGCCTGCGGCAAAACTTTGGCGAGATCGCCTCGGGCCTTGAGTCGCGCCTGTTCATCCTTGAGGCTGACATGAAGTACCAGCCGATCAGCCTCTCGCCCAATGACGCGCAGCTTCTCGAAACGCGCCGTTTCAGTGTCGAGGAAATCTGCCGTTGGTTTGGCGTGCCGCCGGTACTGGTAGGCCACAGCAACGTCACGACTTGGGGCAGTGGCATCGAGCAGATTCTTGACGGCTTCTACAAGCTGACCGTTCGGCCCATGCTTACCCTTATCGAGCAAGCCATCGCGCGCCGCGTGCTCACGCCCGCGCTGCGCAGCCGCTACACCGTCGAGTTTAGCTTCGACGCGCTGTTGCGCGCCAACATCAAGGACCGCATGGAGGTCTACTCCAAGGCGGTACAGAACGGTGTCATGACCCGCAATGAGGCGCGCCAGCTTGAGAACCTGCCGCCAGTCCCCGGGGGCGAGCTTGCCACCGCTCAGATCAATCTTGCGCCACTGACCATGCTTGGACAGTCCGTATCCAAAGGAGCCGCTGATGCTTCGCAAGACCCTGTCGATCAGTGACGCCCAGGTCAAGTTCGCCGCCGATGGCAGCGCTGGCTTTACCGGCTACGCCTCGGTCTTCGGCGGCGTTGACTCATATGGCGACACCATCGTCCGCGGCGCCTACGATTATTCGCTGCGCACGCACGGCAAGCCCAAGATGTTCGTCAATCACGACAGCATGGGCCTTCCTGTCGGCAAGTGGCTTGTCGCCAAGGAAGACGATCACGGCCTGTACGTCGAGGGCGAGTTCACGCCCGGCATGGCCCGCGCAGAAGAAGCGCGCGCCGCGCTGGAGCACGGCACCGTCGATGGCCTGTCAATCGGCTACCTGCTGAAGAAGGGCGACTATGACGAGATGGAGGACGGTAAACGCGTGATCCGCCGCGTGAGCCGTTTGTTTGAGGTCTCCGTCGTGACGTTCCCGGCCGATGAAGCTGCGCGCGTCGACCTTGCCAGCGTCAAGTCCGACGAGGTCGACTCCATCGAAACCGTTCGAGATTTTGAGTACTTCTTGCGGGATGCAGGCGGGCTCAGCAAAGGGCTGGCGCAAGCGCTCGTCAGCCGCGTTCGCGTGCTGTTCGGGACGGGGGATCCGGCTTCGGGCGACACGCAAGCGAAAGCTGCGCAAGAAGTGCAGGCCATTTTGCAGCGCATGCAGCAACGCCTTAATCCGTAACTCATCTTCAAGGAGATCTAGCAATGGACATGTCAGACGTCATGAAGGGCATCGGCGCCCTCGAAGCCAAGCTCAACAGCTACGCAGAGAAAGCCGAACAAGAGATCAAGGCCGCCGGCTCCGTGTCGGTGGAGACCAAGAGCGCCATCGCTGCGCTCGGCACTCAGCAGCGCGAGATCGCTGACCGCCTGTTGTCGCTCGAGCAAAAGCAAGGTGCGCCGCGCGGCGCGGAGGGCGCCATGCAAACCATGGGCTCCGAGTTCACCGCCGCCGATCAATACAAGGCTTTTGTCGGCGGCCAAGTGCGCACTGTGCGCATCGAACTGAAGAACACCACCGTTGGCAGCGACACCACGGTCGCACCCGACCGCCGCCCTGGCGTCACTGGAGGCGCGTTTCGCCGGTTCCTGGTTGAAGGCGCCATGAACGCGCTGCCCACCACGAGCAACGCCGTCGAGTTCACTCGCGAAGCCACGTTCGTCAACAACGCGGCGGAGACGGCGGAAAGCAGCGCCAAGCCCGAGACCGATATCACGTTCAACTTGCAGACCGCGCCCGTGCGGACCATTGCACACTGGACCCGCATCAGTCGCCAGCTTGCGGCAGACGCGCCGGCCGTGGCCGCGTACATCAACACCCGCATGCGCTACGGCGTCGATCTGCGAGTCGAGAACCAGCTCATCAACGGCAACGCCAGCGGTGCCAACCTGTCCGGCATCTTCCACACCGGCAACTTCACGCCGCACGGCTACACCGCCGCCAGCATGAGCGCCTGGGTCGGCAACCCGCAGCGCTTTGACCTGATCCGCCGCGTGATCGGTGACCTGCAGGCCGCTGACTACCCGCCCAACGCCATCCTGCTCAACCCCACCGACTGGGCGGTGATCGAGGTCCTCAAGGACACGCAAGGCCGCTACCTGCTCGGCAACCCCAGCAGCGCCGCGGCGCCCGCCATCTGGGGCATCCCGGTCATCCCGACCAACGCCGTCACCGCCGACACGTTCCTTGTCGGCGCACTCGACATGGCCGCCACCATTTATAACCGTGATGGTGTGGCCGTGGCCCTGTCCGAGGAAGACGCGAGCAACTTCACGACCAACCTCGTCACCATTCGCGCCGAGCGGCGCCTGGCGCTCGGCATTGAGCGCCCGGCTGCTCTGCGTGGCGGCGACTTGACCCCGGCCTAATCGGCCGTCCGCATCGCAGTCGGAGCACGTCATGCAGCGCATCAAATTCAAGACCACCGTGTTCAGCACCACGTTCGGCACGCTGGCTGAGGGTGATCTGCTCACGTGCTCCGCTGCGCATGCGGAGCATTTTGTTGACGAGTTGAAAGTCGCCGAGCGTGTGCTGCCAGCCGCTGCTGTTGCGCCTGCGGTCGAAGCAGAACAGGCCATGCCTGCCGAAGCGACAAAGGCTCGCAGGCGCAGCGGTTCCGCTAAGTAGCCCTGCCCAGCCGCGAGCGCATCTAACCCTTCAGTGGGCAGCAGCAAGCCCCTTTGCCGGCGCCGGGTTCAACCCCGCGCCGGTCTTTCATTTTGAGAAGGTCGCATGGACCAATTCTTCGCCAACGGCAGGCAGGGCCTCGGCACTGGCCTGATTGACCTCGACACCGCCGTCCTGAAGGCAGCGCTGCTGCGCGGCTACACCTACAACGCCGCGCACACGTTCGTGAGCGACGTTACTGGTGCGGGCGGCACGCTGGTTGCCACCAGCGCCGCACTCGGCGGCGTGTCGTTCGCTGACGGCGTGCTCGACGCCAACGACGTTACCTGGACCGCAGTGGCTTCGGGTGCCGCCATCCCTGACATCCTGCTATTCCAGTCGAGCGCGGTCACCGGCGGTGCAGACGTTGCCGCCAGCGCCCAGCGCGTGGTCGCCATTCTCGACGGCCAGTTCCGTTTCACGGTGGCCGCCAACGCCTCCAGCGGCGCCGTGGCTGTCACGGTCGACGCGCTACAGCTCGGCATCGCCAACGGCGCTCAGGCCACGCTCATCAGTGGCACCGGCCCCGCCACCATCACGCTGTCGTCCGCCGCAAGTGCCGGCGCGCGGTCGATCACTGTATCCGCGCTCGGCAGTGCCGCCAACGCCGAAGCGGTGTACGAGATCGCTTACAGCGGCAGCAACCTACCAATCACGCCCAACGGCGGTGACATCACCGCGGCGTGGAGCAACGGCGCCAACCGCATCCTGCGAATCTAGTCATGGCTGACAACGTCACCCTGCCTGGTGCCAGCGAGGTCATCGCCACCGATGACATCGGCGGTGTCCAGTACCAGCGCACCAAAATTACCGATGGCCTGGCCGATTCGACGACGCACATGCGCGTCCTGTCGAAAAATCCGCTATTCACCGACGCGGGCGCAGTAGTACGGCAAGCGCCGTGCGATATCTGGTCGGTCGGTTTTGCTGCGTCTGGCTCGAGCCTGCTTGCGGCCGAATTCACACAGCGCCGGCTCGGCACCGGCGTTGGTGTCACGCAGGGGTCGAGCAACCTGCTAATTACGACCGGGACGACCGCCAACAGCGAATTTCTTGCGCGCTCGACGCAGGCGTTTATGGGCGCGTTCACGGCGCGCGCTAAGACCATCCTTAGTCAGCGGATCGCCAACAATAACTTCGTGGCGATGCTGGCCGATCTGGTCGGCGAGGGATTGTCCTGCACGATCAACAGCGCGACAAGTATCAGCGTCACGCTGACCGCGCACGGATTCACGGCCGAGAACGTCGGCCAAAGCATGTTCGTTGGCGCGATCAACGGCGCGAACGGCGTGCCCGGTCGTTATGCCATCGCGTCTCTACCTAACGCGAACACGATCAACTTCACCGTCGCCGGCTGGCCTGCGAGCGGTAGCTGCACCGTCGATTTGTTCGGTCTGAACTACATCCGCACGCTGTACACCGGCACGACCGCGACCAACGCCTCCGTCGATGCACAGCGGCGCGGCTGGAACTCGGGCGACACCACCGCGACCATCAACACGACCGCGTCACCGGGTCACGTCATCCAGATGTACACGGATGGTCGCAATGTCAGTTTTTCCGACGCGCTAGTCGCGTCAAGCACGACGCCGACCGTCACGACCCGAGCGAGCCGGATCGAAAACATTCCGGACGATGACGTTGAACTGTACTTCTACCTGTGGTCGTTCAATGGCGCGACCGCGCCTGCCAGCACAACCACCTGGACGGTTGGATTCGTCGCGGTCGAGGATACGGTAAACGCGCCTACGTTTATCGCTGGCGTGCGCCCGCTGGGAGCACAAGCCGCGCTGCCTGTCACGTTCCCCGCCGCGCAGCCGGTAACGGTGTCAAGCGGCACGGTCACGGCAACTGTCGCCAATGCCACGATTGCGGCAGGCACGGCGGCTATCGGCGACGTCGGCGTGCAGTACCGCGGCAGCTCCACTGGTGCCGCGACGCCCGTCAACCTCAGTTCCCCCGCCACGCCGGCAGCGCAGGCGGCCAAGGGTTCGGCCGGTCGCTTGATTAAGGTCTATGCCGTCAACAGCAACGCCTCCGCGCGCTATCTCAAGGTGTTCAACACTGCCGCCGGCTCCGTGGTCATGGGAACGACCTCGGCCGTCCTCGATATCGCTTTACCGCCCAACAGTGTGCCCGTCGATATCTTGACGGGCGAAGGCGGCGTCGGGTTTGCAGCCGCCATCAGCGTTGCCATCACAGGTGGACGCGGGAACACCGACAACACCGCCATCACGTTGAACGACGTGACTGGTTTCATCACCTACGCCTAGAGAGAGGATCAACATGACGACCAGAGCAGCAAGTATCGACGTGCTCGTGCGCGATGACGCGCAGGGCACCGCCACCGGCACCCCGTTTGGCGTCATCAACGTGGAGATGGCGCAGGGCACGACCGAAGACGATGGCGTCACCGTGGTCATCGGCAACGGGTATCTGCCCAACATCGGATCAGCCGCGCCGGCGGACATCAAAGTCACCGTGCATCAGCCGCCCATCGAAACCCAGCCGGCTGCGCTCTTGAGCCGCGTCGATGACGCCGTCGAGAACACCAGCACCCTGACATTTAATTTGACGCCGTAATCCCATGCTGCTGCTGCTGCTAAACCAGCCGGCCAGCGGCAGCACGGCGACCGTCAATGTTGGCGGTACTGCCTCTAGGGAAGAGCCCGGCGGTGCGCAGGTTGCTGGCAGCGCGGTAACGCTGTCGGTCGGTGGGTCGGCTGAGGTATCTGGCGGCGGCGGTCTCGTCGCCACGCTCAGCGGGGTTTCGCTCGTCGTTGGTGGGACCGCACAGCCAGAGGTCGCTGGCGGTTTCGCTGCCGCCGCTGGCGTTGCCACTTTGCAGGTTGGCGGCGCTGCCGAGCCCGACCGCGCGGGCGGCCTAGTCGCCGCGCTCGGTGGGGCGGCTCTTGCCATTGGCGGCTACGCTGAACGCGAGGGCATTGGCGGCATCGCCCTCGGTGCCGGCGCGGTATCGCTCGCCATCGGCGGTGCGCGCGAGATTGAGCGAGCCGGCGGCGCGGTGATCGCCTTTTTGTCCGGCAATGCGCTGCAGCTCGGGGGCGTTGCAGAACCGGCTCGCGCGGGGGGCGTTGATGTGCTGAGGCTTCGCATGCCGCCTGCGGGCGGTAGCGGCCGGCCGCGGGCGGAACGTGACCAGCGGCCCGTCCAGATCAACACCGCGCGCCCGGCGCAACAGAACACCACGAGGAACTGATGGGACTTGTCCGCGAATCTGGTCCTAGTAGCGAGCCCGTCACTTTGGCTGAAGCCAAGCTGCACTTGCGTGTTGACGGCGCTGATGAAGACGCGCTGATCGGCGTGTTCATCACTGCTGCGCGCGAGTCTGCCGAGCAGGAGCTTGGCCGCTCCATCATCGCTACCACCTGGGCGCTCACGCTCGATGCGTTCCCGACCAGCATCCGGCTTCCCATGCCGCGCGCCACCGCCGTTACGCGCATCGACTATCTTGATGCCGACGGCGTCGCGCAAGTCATGAACCCCGTCGGCTACCAGCTAATCGCCGCCAGCGAGTTTGAGGCTTGGATCGAGCCCGCCTACGGCTACGCCTGGCCCGCCACGCGCCAGCAGCCCGAGGCCGTAAAAGTCACCTACGTGGCCGGCTGGACCAACGCGGCTGCGGTGCCGGCCGCCATCAAGAGCTGGATGCTGCTGGCTATCGGCGACATGTACGCCAACCGCGAGCGCAGTTCCGATAAGCCCGTTGTGCCGCACGGCTTCGTGGCCGGGCTTTTGGACCCTTACCGCGTGTGGGGTGTGTGAGGTGCGCGCCGGCCTGCTGGACCAGCGCGTCACCCTTGAGCAGCCCTCTGAGTCGCGTGATCCTCAGTACGGGACCATGACTAAGACATGGGTCGCGGTCGCCACAGTGTGGGCTGCGGTCGAGCCCCAAAGCGGCCGCGAGTACCTCTCGAACGAAGAGCCCGGCGCCGAGCTTGCCCTACGCGTGCGCGTGCGCTACAGCAGTCAAGTGGCTGACTGCTCGCCCAAGTGGCGCGTCAAATGGGGCGGCCGGCTGCTGCAGATCAACGCCGTGATTAACCCGCTCAGCGCGGACGAAGAGTTGCAGCTCGTCTGCACCGAGTACCGGCAGGGGTAACGCATGGCCGCACAGTTCACGGTCCGCATCGAAAACATCGACGCCATTCGACAGCGCCTGTCCGGGCTATCGCAGCGCCTTAGAACAAACATTATGCGCGGCGGCATGCGGGCCGCGGTGGCAGTTATTCGCAAGCTCGCGCGTGAAGAAGCGCCGCGAGGTCGTACTGGCAACCTGCGCCGCTCCATCCGCGTGAGTACCCGCAGCTTTAGAGACGGCACCGTCACCGGCACCATCAAAGCCGGCGGTCCGGTGGCGTTTTACGCCAACATCGTCGAGGTCGGCGCGCAGCCGCACCGCATCAGCGTTACCCGTGCCAATGCGCTGGCGCTTGGCCCGCGCACCTTTGTCAAGGCGGTGGACCACCCCGGCTTTGCCGGACGCGGCTACATGCGCAAGGCCGCAGAGCAGGGCGAGCGCGCTGCCTCTGCCGCATTTGAGCAGTACGTCCAGCAGCGCGTCGCCAGCTACATGGAAACCGGGAAATGAGAGCCGAGCGCGCAGTCAAGGCGCTGCTCGACGGCGCCAGCGGTGTTACGGCCATCGTTGGGGCGGGCGGCGCAGCCCGGATCTACGGCGCCGCGGCACCACAAGAAGCTGCAGCGCCGCTCATCGTGTACAGCCTGCAGGGCGCCGAGCGCGAGCCCGTGCTGGCGCCCACCGCCGAGCGAGTTGTGCAGTCGCTTATTGACGTGCTGTGCGTGGCACCCACCTACCCCGCACTCAAGGCCTTGGCTGAAGAAGTGCGCCTAGCACTCAATGGCGCGAGCGGCACGCAAGGCGGAACGAGCGTTCTTGGCATTGTTATTGAGAGCGAGGGGCCAGACCAATATGAGCCCCAGCTCGACGAGTTTGGCAAGACCTGGACCTTCCGTGTCATGCACACGGAGTAACTAAGGAGAAAGCAGCATGGCACGTATCTTCGTTAACGGCAGCACCCCGAGCATTGCCAACACTTTCCGCACCAGCGCCAACATCACCGCAATCAGCAACGCGGCTAACGCCGTGGCCACGCTCGCTGCCGGACACGGCACGGTAATTGGCGACTTCGTTGAGATCCTCACTTCCGGATGGAGCCGGCTGGTTGGCCGCGTTTTCCGCGTAAGCGCTGTCTCTACCAACGACGTGACTCTGGAGGGCTGCGACACAACCAGCACTTCGCGTTTCCCGGCCGGCCAAGGCGGCGGCAGCCTGCGCGCCGTGCTCACGTGGAGCGACCTGCAGCAGGTCAATGAGGTCAACGTCGAGGGTGGCGAACAGCAGTTTCAGGAAGGTCAGTACATCGACAATCCGCTGCAGTTCCGTTTCCCGACGAATCAGACGCCGATTGACGTGAACTTCAACGTTGACGACGATCAGGCGCTCGCCTACTGGAGTCAAGTGCGCGCAGCGGCCGACTCGCTGGTCGCCAGGCCGCTGCGCATCCGTGACGCCAACGGTGTGCCGCGCGCTGTCGGCAGCGGCGTATGGAGCTACAGCGCCGCGCCTGCCTTCGCTGTCAACAATGTGCTCAAGCGCACCATCAACATCGCGCTGTCGGCTCAATTCACCGAGTACAATAGCTGATGACCGACGTTGATCGACTAGTGGCCGCTGCACTCGCGGCGCGCCGCTTCAATCTTTCTCTGGGACCGCGCGTCTGCATGGATTTGCAAGAGCCCACGCATCACGAGCTGCAGTTGCTGGCGGTGCGCTCCAAGGGCCGCGGCGGCGAAGAGGATCTGCTGATCTGGACTAGGCGACTGGTTTTGCAGTCGATTGTCGGCTGGATCGGCGTGCGCCAATCCGATCTGCTTGCCGCCGAGCCGGTTGACCTAGAGCCCGATCCGCCGGTCGACTTTGACCCCCGGCTGATCGAGCCGCTGCTCGACGCCAACGTCGGCTGGACCGAGCAGGTCCGTGACGCCCTTTTGGCCCGCGTGCATGCGCGGCGCGCTCGCGTCGAGGCCGCAGCAAAAAACTAGACGAGCGCCTGGCCTGGGAGCGCGGCCAGGCGCAAAAAGATCGCGAGCGGCTGCAGGCTGCCGGCCTGCATGGTCTGGCCGCGCAGATGGCCCCGCCCAGCCTGAGTGCAGACGTAAGCACTCTTTGGCACGCCTGGCGCTTCTGTGGCGGGTGGGTGCCGGAGCGGCTGCCGCTGTACCACGCGCTCCACCCAGTTGATGATCCCTTGCTGCTCGTCGAGTTGATGCATCTGCTGCGTGACCGCCTCTCACAGGAAAAACCATGACCAACCAGGCCAAGATCGTCATCACCGCGGAGGACAAAACATCCTCAGTGCTGCGTGGCGTTCTCGGTAGCGTCCAAAGTACAGTCGCCGCGTTTGCGGCGCTGGGTAGCGGCGCCGCACTGGGCGCCGTCACCCGCCTGGCGGGCGCGCTTGATGACCTGGCCGATACTGCCCGCGGTATTGGCGTGTCGGCTGAGGGCCTGTCCGCCTTTCAGCTTTCGGCCCGCGCTGCCGGCGTCTCGTCGGAAGAACTGTCCGCCGGGCTTGGCAAGTTTTCCCAGGTGCTTGAGGACGCCCGCTCCGGCAGCAAGGAAGCTGAGAGCACGGTCCAAGCCCTTGGCATCGGCCTTCGCGAGTTGCGCTCTGGCTCGCTGACCACTGAGGGCGCACTCGCCCGCGCGGCCGATTCGCTTGCCAAGTACGCCGACGGGTTCGAGAAGACCGCCCTTGCGCGCGACGCGTTTGGCCGCGGTGGCGCCAAGTTCATCACCTTCTTGTCCGAGGGCTCTGATGGGCTGCGCAAGTTCGGCGGCGTATCGCAGCAGGCCGTTGATGAGGCCGGCAAGCTGCAAAACGAGATTGACCAATTGGCCGCCTCGTGGGAGAAGCTCAAGCTGAGCGTGGGTGGTGCCATCGCCGGCATCGTTAACGCCACGCTAGAGCTAAAGCGCGGCTCGCTCGACTCGCAGCTAGAGACCACGCAACGCGCCCTCACCGAGATCAATGAGGCGCTGGAGCGTGCCAAGCCCGGCAGCCGCATTGAAGCCAACTTGCTGGCACAGCTCAAGGCCGAAACTGAAAAGCTGCGGCAGATTGAGCAGACCATCATCCGGCGAGACTTTGTCGGTCCACCGGTGCCGCTGGAGCGCGCTCCCGTCCGTGCGCAGCAGCCACGTCAGTCCGAGCGGCCGCGCGCGGAGGAAATCTCAGAGGCCAGCCGTGAGCTGGCTCAGTTCGTTAGCCAGCTTGAGCGCCAGCGCGACGTGGTGGAAGAGATCACCGACGTAGAGCGTGCGCTGCAGTTGCTGCGCGCCAACCCGGCAATCGACACGCCGCAGGTGCGCGAGCTGCTGTTCCTGGAAATTGATCGGACCGAGGCTGCGCGACAGCGCCGGATAATTGATGAGGAGATCCGCCGCATCAATGCCGAGGAGCTTGCGCAGACGCGCGCTCTGCGCGACCAGGTGCTTGAGCTGGCGGGCGTTGCCGAAGAAGAGCGCAAGCGCAAGCTGACCGAGCAGTTGGAGATCCTCATTGAGCAGCGTGCCTTGACCGCTGAGCAGGCAGAGCGCGCCGTCAATGGAATCGCTGGCATCCGCGATGAGATAGACAAGACCAAAGACGCCACCGAGCAGTTTGGCCTGGCTTTCGCCAGCAGCATCGGCAATTTCATTGAGGACGGCGGCCGCGGTGGTGTCAAGAGCTTCTTCGAGGCGTTGCTGCAAGACCTCCTAAAGCTAACCACGCAGCTTCTGATCGTTAAGCCTCTGGCTGAGGCATTGAAAGCTGCGTTCAGTGGTGGCGGCGGCGTCGGTGACAGCATCAGCAGCCTGTTCGCCGGCTTCTTTGCCGACGGCGGCTTCATTCCGCCCGGCCGGTTCGGCGTCGTGGGTGAGCGCGGGCCTGAGCTGGCCTTCGGTGGCCGCAGCGGCCAGACCATCCAGCCGATGGGCGGCCCCACCATCAACATCAACCTGCCGCCCGGCAGCAACGTTACCCGGCAGACGGCCAACCAGATCGCCGGTGCCGTGTCGCGCCAGCTCGCTATAGCCAACCGCCGCAACGGGTAGCCGAATGAGTTTCATGGAAAGCCCGCGCTTCCCCGAGCGCATCAGCGTACAGGCAAGCGGTGGACCGGGGTACAGCACCGATATCGTCACCGTGCGCGCTGGGTTCGAGAGCCGCAACATCAACTGGTCTCAGTCCCGCGCGCGATTCGACCTGTCACATGCGCCACGCACCGAGGCGCAGAAGGACGAACTGCTCGCCTTCTTTCGGATGGCGCGCGGTGCAGCCTACGGCTTCCGCTACAAAGATTGGGGGGATTTTCGCGTGACGCACAGCAACGGCGTAATGCGTGGTCTCGTCGGTACGGTGGAGCAGGGCACGGCCGGGCAGGGCTTCGGCGTTGCAACCTATCAACTGTTCAAGCGGTACGGCACCGGCTCGTTCGCGGAAGACCGCCGCATTCGCAAGCCAGTGCCAAGCACGGTGGCGGTCTTGCGCAACGGTGCCCCGGTCACGTTTGGCACGCTAGCCGGACAGGCGACACTAGACAACACTACCGGCGTGCTCACGTTTGTCGCTGACCAGACACGCAACATCAGCAGCCACATCGTTGGCGCTACACACCAGCTCACACTAGCCAGCGCATTTTCGCCCAATTTGGTCGTGGGCGGCCGCGTGTGGGTGACCGGCGTTACCGGCACCGCGGCCGCCGTGCTCAACAATCGCAGCCACTCGGTCACTGGCGTAAGCGGCGCCGTCGTTATTTTGGGCACTGCCACTAGCGGTCTTACGGCCACTGGCGGCGAGGCCAGATTTTTCCCGCAGCCGACCGAAACGCTGACGTGGTCTGGCGAGTTTGACGTGCCCGTGCGCTTTGAGTCCGACGAAGCGCGCATCCAGATTATCGACCGCACGCAATCCGAGCTGCTGTACGCGTGGCAGACGCAGCTCGTCGAGGTGCGGACATGAAGACCCTGTCCACTGGTCTGCAAGAACATCTTGCGCAAGAGGTCACGACCCTGCGCACGCTGGTGAGAGTCACGCGCCGCGATGCGCAGGTGTTCGGATTTACGGATTCGGACGACGATATCGAGTATCAGTCGGTGCTATACCGCGCGCGCAGCGGCGCCAGCGGATCTGCCGTCGTATCGGGCGCCGACCTGTCAACCGACAATCTTGAGGTGCTGGGCCTGCTGTCCGGCAGCGACATTACCGAGGCGGACCTGGAGGCTGGCGTGTGGGACGCCGCGCAGGTGATTGTGTCGCAGGTCAACGTGGCGAACCTGTCGCAGGGCGAACTAATGCTTCGCGTCGGTCAGTTTGGTGAGGTCGAGCGCGCCAACGGCACTTGGCGAGTCGAGGTTCGTGGCCTTACAAACACGCTGCAGCGGACCATCACTCGCACCTACCTCCCGACCTGCGATGCAGACCTGGGTGATGCGCGCTGCGGCGTCAACCTGACCTCGCGCACTCAGAGCAACACCGTCGCAACTGTGCTTAGCGCGCGGCAGTTTGTTAGCCCAACCCTGCCTGGCGCTGCCGGTGTGTACGCTGGCGGCCGCCTGACCTGGACCAGCGGCGGCAACGCGGGCCGTCAAATGGAGGTGCTCAACAACGACGGGGCGGGCGGTGTTCAGCTCGTTCTGGACATGCCGGTACTCATTGCCGTGGCTGACCAGTTCACCATCGTTGAGGGTTGCAACAAGACGATTAATCACTGCGCCAACAAGTTTGGCAATGTCGTCAATTTCCGTGGATTCCCACACGTGCCCGGCGTCGACAAGACGTTGCGCTACGGGGGCAGTTGATGAGCGTGACCTCACAACAGGTTGTGGCTGCCGCTCGCGGCTGGCTGGGCACGCGCTGGCAGCATCAGGCCAGCGTCAAAGGCGTGGCGTGCGACTGCGTGGGCCTAGTGGCCGGTGTGGCGCGCGAGCTGGGACTGCTGCACGCCGACCTGCCGCCCTACGAGCGCACTGCCGACGGGGCCACGCTCACCCGGCTGTGCGCGCAGCACATGCGACGCGTGCCGCTGCCCAGCCTGCAGCCGGGCCACGTGGCCATGCTGCGCTTTGAGGCCTACCCCACGCATCTCGCAGTAGTGGGTGACTACGCCCACGGCGGCCTGTCCCTCATTCACGCCAGCGCGCCCGCGCGTCGCGTTATCGAGCACCGGCTCGACGACGTGTGGTGGTTTCGACTGGTCAATGGGTTCGCGTTGCCGGGCGTGGAGTACGCATGAGCGACGCCGCGGCTCGAAGTGGCCTCACGCTGATCGGTCAGTCTGCCGGGGCGGCTATCGGCGGGCCAATCGGCGCTGCCGTCGGCGGCGCTATCGGTAACGCGGTAGGCTGGTGGTTATTCCCCGAGCAGATCACCGCCGAGGGGCCGCGCCTGTCCGAGCTGACGGTGCAGGCGAGCACCTACGGCGTGACCGTCCCGGTCGTGTACGGCCAATGGAGATTGACCGGCAACATCATCTGGGCGGCGGACATCCGAGAGACGCGCCAAGAGCGCGACGCAGGCGGCAAGGGCGGCCCGCAGCAGACGCAGGTCTCTTACACCTACGATGCGAGTTTCGCCGTGGGCCTGTGCGAGGGTCCAATCGCGGGCGTGCTGCGCATCTGGGCCGACTCGCGCCTGGTATATGACGTGAGCGCCACCGCAGACGCCGAGGCGGTGGCCGCCAGCATCAACGTAGGCGACGTGATCACCGTCTACACCGGCACGCAAACGCAAATGCCGGACCCGACCATTGAGGCCGCGCTCGGCGTAGGCAACGTGCCCGCCTATCGCGGCCTGGCCTACGTCGTGTTCCGAGACCTTGCCCTCGGTGACTACGGCAACCGGATACCCAACCTGTCTTTCGAGGTCGTTGAGAACGGCGACCTGGAGCCCGGCTTCAGGGTGCTGGACGTGGCCGCGCCCACCGAGCCGCTGTACCGACTGAACTCCGCGCCACTCCGACAAGACCCGATCATCAGCACCTTTGGCGGCGGCATCATCCGCACGCTGAGCTCGAGAAATATGGGGCAGACCCGGCTGTACGAGGTGACTGGCGCTTACATCGGCGCCACCTCAGCTTCCTACGGCGAGTCCAACCTGCCGCCGTTTGGCGTCCTCAATGACCCGCCGAACGGGTTTTATTGGGGTGGCTGGCAGCTCGGCGAGTCCGGTTACACGATCTTCAACCACATCACGAAGGACTCGCCCGAGCGCTTTCTGCGCTTTGACAACGTAAGCGAGTCAATCCAGAGCCTCGAAACAGGTACGCCGATTCAAGGCTTGCAGTTGGCCGGTCTCGTCGCGTGCGTTGACTGTCTGCACTACGTTGTGCTCACGTATACAGTCTACTCGACGCCGAGCAACTGGTACTTGTTCCGATGGAACGGCGTGGGGCCGGAGCTGGTGCGCAGCGGTACGGTCGATGCGGTGAATGGCGAAGACTTCTTGACCTTCGGCGTCTCTCCGGTCAATCAATTCAGCGGCCGCCGGGAAGCCGCCATGCTGGAGTCCGACCTCACGCATATGTGGGTGTATCTGGACGACGGTGATCTCGCGGTCTACAAGCTGGACCGCGACAACGTGCTGCGCCGCGTGTTGCTGTTCGATGGCTCGACCGCCCGTCGGCCGCGCATGGAGTTTGTTACCGGCTCCGTAGCGCTCAACGCAGACCGCGGGCTGTGCTGCGTGCTCGGCACGACCGAAGGTGACGTCACCCGCATCTACGTCTACAGCCGCCTGACCGGCGGCAGCACCGGAACGCGCACGGTCTCGCAGGTGATTAATGGCCTGTGTCAGCGTGCGGGGCTGACGGTCGGCCAACTCTCGTCGTCCACGTTAACTGACCCGGTCATCGGGTATGGAGTCAGTCAGCCGCAGACCGCGCGCTCGGCTATCGAGGCGCTTAGCCGCGTGTACCCGTTCACCGGCGTGGAGAGCGGCACGCAGTTGAGATTTGCCGGCCGCAACAGCGCCGCCGTGGCGACCATCAACGCGGACGATCTGGGCGCCACGGCCGGCGATGATGTTGTTGATCTCGTAGTCTCCACGCGCGCGCAGGAAACCGACCTGCCGGCCCGTATGACACTACGCTACCCGGCCGTTGATGCAGACTATCAAGTCGGCGCGCAAAGCGCGCGGCGCATGATCACCGGCAGCGAGCAGGTGCTCGAGCTGGATATCCCAGTCGCCCTGACAGACCAGCGCGCGGCAGAGGCGGCGCAAGTATTGCTGTCTGAGGCGTGGGTCGCCCGCAACCAGCGTCAATTTGCGACCACGCGCAAGTGGGCCTCGCTGGAGCCGGGCGACGTGGTCAACCTGGCGCTGCCGCAGGCCACTTACACCGTGCGCATTGTGCGCAAGAGCGAGGCTGGCGGACTGGCGCAGTGGGAGGCAGTTGACCATTCGAGTGCGGCGTACACAACGAGCGTAGTAGCGGGGCAGACTCCGCCCGGCGTGCCGGTAGGCCTGCCGGCCGTTACGCAGTGCGAGATAATGGACTTGCCGCCTCTGCGCGACATTGATGACGACGGCGGCGTGTACGCAGCTGTCTTCCAAATCAGCGGCCGCCGCTGGAACGGCGCGGTCATCGAGCGGCGGCCCATCAACGTCGCTACGTGGCAAGCAGTGGAGACCGTCTATTCGGGCGGTACACTAGGCTGCATGGTCACAGTGCTGCCGCCGTTCGCGGGCGGCAACAGGTGGGACCAGTCCAGCGAAGCTCAGGTCGAGATGTTGTCCGGCGCGCTGTCCAGCGTAACAGAGCTGGCCGTACTCAACGGCGCTAACGCCGCACTGATCGGCGACGAGATTGTGCAGTTCCGCGAGGCAACGCTGCTCAGCGGCACGACCTACCGGCTACGCGGTTTTCTGCGTCAGCGCCGCGCAACCACCGCAGAGGCGGCAACGCACACGGCCAACGAGCGATTTGTCCTGCTCGACGCTGACAGCCTGCGGCGGATCAACGTGTCTCTGGGAGAGGTGGGCTACACGTTCGTTTACACCGGCGTCACGCTGGGGGGGCGGCGTGACCTCATGTACAGGCAGACCGTTAAACACACCGGCCGGGCGATCAAGCCCCTGAGCCCAGTGTTGCTTAACGCAGTGCGAGGCGCGGACGACAGGCTGCGTTTTACGTGGACCCGCCGCGCACGGATTAATGCGGGCTGGAACGATTTTGCCGACGTGCCGCTCGATGAGCCAGATGAGCTCTATGACGTTGAGCTCGTTACTAACGACGTTCTCGCTCTCCGATTGCTGTATCTGCCCGACTGGGATCGCCGCGAAGTGGAGTGGACATTAGGCCAGCAGATCGCCGCGACTAACCGGCCGGTGCAGCAGGTGGTGTTGCGTGTGTGGCAGAAGAGCAATAGAGTCGGCCGGGGTGAGCTGGCCGAGGCGGTGGTCAGTGCGCCACTGATGCCGTTTGTCCGCAACTGGAACGACGGCTCGCTGGCCGGGCACACGCTGTTTGGCAATGGCACCCCTGCACACGCAATCGTGTCGTCCCGGTATCAGCTTAGCAACGGTTCCGGCGGAACCTCCAACAGCCGGCTCGACACGGCGTACTCCGTGGCCAACTTCGTGCTCGAGGTTGATCTTGTTGTCAGCAGCAACGCCGGCCGTCACGGCGTCGTTTACCGGACGACGGGCTGGGGTAACGTCAGCGTTGGCGCGTTCGCCTACGCGGCCTGGGTCTTGCCGGTCGCCGGCACGGGTCTGCAATTGCGGCTGCAGAGCGGCGGCAACAACCCGGCCGGCGGATTCGAGAACGACTTGCAAATCGTCAGCATTCCCGGTCCAGACTCCGGCACATTCCGGATGCGTCTCGAGGTCAGCGGCAGTACGCACAGAGTGTTTATCAACGGCGTGCAGCGCATCTCGGTAGTAGATAGTGCGTTCCTCAGCCCCGGCCAGTTCGGGTTGTACATGACCTTGAACACAGCGGTCGCGCAGTTTGACAATCTCCGCATCGACTACTAAGACTAAGGACACCCATGGCCGACAGCAGCGGATTCAGCCTGCCCGACTTCATTGCGGAAAATCAGGCGCAAAAGGAAGTCACAGCCAACGGCTTTTTCGACGCGGGCAGCCCGGCGATTTTGTTCGGCCGCCGCGTATCGACCTCCGGATTGCTCACCTGGGGATTCTATGGCGGCGAGTTGCTCGTCGACGGCGTGCTCACGGCGATCAACAACGGTTCCGTCGCGCTCACCGTTAGCGCGACCAATTTCGTCGAAGCGACGCGCGCAGGCGCGGTCAGTGCTAACACCACGGGATTCACCGCCGGCCGCATCCCGCTCTATGAAGTGGTGACCAACGCAACAACCACCACCTCCTGGACCGACCGCCGCGCATGGGTTCAGCCTGCACACGTTGCCGGCCTGCTCGCGCGCGCGATGGCGACCGACGCCAACATCACCCTGACTGCCGCCGAGGCGCGCAACCAGATCCTGCGCATTACCTCCAGCGTCAGCCTCACCGCCACGCGTGACGTCGTGCTGCCACTGGCACCACAGATCTGGGTGGTGAGCAACGAGACCACCGGCGCGCAGAGCTTGCGCTTCATCGGCGCGACCGGCACTGGCGTGACTGTAGCTAATGCGCGTCGCGCGGTGATATTTGCGGACGGAACGAACATTGTGCGCGCCAGTCCAGATCAGGCGTAAATTCTCGATTGCGCATCCTATCTACGAAAGGTCCATCATGATGACTCGACTTCGGCGCCGGCTTGCGTCCATCTTCATCCGGCTTGCATATCGCGTGCGGCCGTCGTCCGACACAGTGTCCTCCGCGAAAGGCGGTCTCGGCGGCCCCGGTGCTGCGGATGCTGCCGCCCCGCGCAATTTGACCGCGCCAGCGAAGGGCGGTCTCGGCGGCCCCGGTGCTGCGGACGATTGACGCGCGCATTGCGCTGTGCGTCGTGGTCGCTGTATTGACTGCCGCAGACCTGCATTACGTGGTCGCGGCGCAGTGGCCGGACGCTGAGTCCTGGCGCATAGCCCGCCGCGCAAAATACGTAGCCGACGGAGCGGCGCACGCGCTGCTGCTCGCCGTGGTGCTGTACCTGTCGCAACAGGTCATGCGCGGCCGGGCGCTGATCGTCTGCGCCGTCGCGGTGCTGTACGGCGCGGCGCATGGCGTCATGCAAGCCGCCTGTGGATACGCGGCATACTTCATGGACCGACCCGCGGTGCGCGCCGCCGGCGGCTTGTGCGAGCGCGCTAACGGCTGGGAGCTGATCGTCGTGTGTGTCGTCGTCTCTATCGCAATCGCCCTCGTCTGGGGTCGCCGACATGGCCGCCGCTGAATCAACCGCCTGGCCGGTGGCGGCGGCCGCGTCACTCGCCGCATCCACAATGGGCCAACACTGGCTGCTCCTTGGCGTGCCGCCCGCAGTGTGGTTTGCCTGCGTCGCCGGCGCAATATGGGGCGCGACGTGGTTCGAGGCGCATCGGCCGGTTGCGCGGCCGATTGCCATCGTCGCTAACTTTGGGGCGGGCCTAGTGCTATCGACCGGCCTCGACGAGTACGCGGACCTGGGCACGTGGGCGCACGCAACGGCTGGATTCGTCGCCGCGGCGTGGCCGGTGATGATCGCGCAGGCCGTGCGCGACTCGATCATCGGGGCAATCCACAAGATCGTCGGCCGCGAAGGCGGGAAACAATGATGACCGCTCAGTACGCCCTGTGCTTTGCGCTGCTCTGGTGGGCCGTCGTGCGCAGCGGGCACATGGGGCCGCGAACGCCGCTTATCGACAAGTGCGCCCTGGCCGCGCTCGGCGGGGCCGCGGCTGCCTACATCGTCGAGCTGCACCAGTACGGCAGCCCACATATCGGCGCCCCGCTGCTGCTGCTCGGCGCAGCGCTGTGGGTGCTGCCGCCGACCGTGCGCTGCTGGCTCTGCAGCATCAAGTCGTTTCGGCACGTACTCAGGCAGGCCAACGTGGAGTCGCGCAATGATCGATGACGACCCGCCCTGGCTAGAGATCGCCCGCACTTACGTCGGCGTGCGCGAGATCCCGGGACCACAGCACAACCCGGTTATCGCGCGCTGGCTTCATGGCCTGCGCGCGTGGTGGCACGATGATGAGACGCCGTGGTGCGGCACGTTCGTAGCCGCCTGCCTACAGCAGGCCGGGCATCCTGTCGCGCGCCACTGGATGCGCGCCCGCGCGTGGCTTGAGTGGGGCCTGCCGATCGGCGTCGGCGCTCTGGGTGCTGTGGCGGTGATCAAGCGAGGCGACAACCCGCAGCAGGGGCACGTGGGCTTCGTGGTCGGATGGTCCGCGGAGGGGCGGCTGCTGCTGCTCGGCGGCAACCAGTCCGACGAGGTCAACGTCCGCGCGTTCGCCCCGGACCGGCTGCTGGGCTACCGCTGGCCGCTCGGTTACCCGTCGCCGACCGCGCCCGCGCCGCACCTGACGCGGGTGGCGCAGATGTCCGCGGGCGAGGCGTAGCGCGGCAATGCCCCGCCGCCGCGTCAGGCGGCCTGCTGGCGCGTTTTCATGGCGTGGGTAGGGTGTTGCCCCACCCGCAACCGGAAAAGCTCCCAGGCGGCCGCGTCGAGGTTGCGCGTGCCGGCTTCCGCGTCCTGCCATGCTCGCAGGCTGCGGTGGCACAGCGCGCCGGCCTGAGTCTGCGTCAGTCCGGCCGCTTCGCGGGCGGCGCGGATTTCACTTGGTATCGGCGTCATGCAGAAGTCCGTGGCGCGCGAAGTCGGACGTAAACGCATCGGCAGTGGCTTCCGCTTGATGCAGTGTGAGCGTGCGGGCCGCGTCAGTCGGGTAATCCGCGTAGCCCGTGCGTCGGCTGCCCTCCCGACGCACGACCGTCCAGCCTGTTGCCTGCGCTTCGGCGGCCATGAAGGTCACGATGGTCGCGTAACCGATGTGGCCGTGCCAGCGCACCAGCTGTTCAGGCCAGCCGCGCAGCGGCTCGATATCTGTCACGTCGCCGATGTTGTATTGCGCCCGATGCTGCTGCTGCGTCAGTCCGGCGATCACGTGGCGAGTCAACAGCCCGCTATCTTCGCGCGAGTAGACGATCAGTTTGATGGCGTTGCGGTTGGGATGGTTGTTCATTCGTATCTCCAGCCTCTGCTCTATTTAACGATCAAATTCACATCGGCGTTTGTGAGGTCTGCCCAGCGGATATAGACCGTTGCGCCGCCGTTTCCTTGGTAGCACAGGCCCTCCAGATCGTCTTGAAGATTCCGAAACTCGTCGCTTGTTAGCTTTTGGCGGGTAGCTGGTGATTCGCGGCGTGCGAACTCACGAAGTGCTTGCCTGCGCGTCGCGGCGCCGGTTGTCGGTACGTTGTAGTAAGCCATTTTTTGCTCCAGCCCCTGAGTCCCGAGGCGCGGCGGATGCGGTGCATCCATGAACCGAATACTACACGCTTTGTGTGGCTTGTCAAGCGGAGATTTAACTATGACGAAAAAACAACACGTCTATCGCTACCGCAGCGCGGTCACCGGCCGCTGGGTCACCTCAGACTACGCCCGCCGCTACCCCGCGCGCACTGTGCGGGAGCGTGTGCGATGACGCTCAGCATTCAGCTGGCCGCCGCCGCGGCCGCGCTGGCCGTAGCGTTTGGGGCCGGCTGGCAGATCAACGGCTGGCGACTCGAGGCTGGGGAGATGGATCGCGTCGAGAAGGTCATGCAAGCGCGCGAGGCGGGCTTGGAGCGCGTTGCCGGCGTGTCGGCTGCCTACCAGCAGGTCGCAGCCGAACTCAGGCGTCTAGACTCCGTCAACCGTGTGGAGACCATCCGTGAAGTTGCTCGCGTGGAGTATCGCTGTCAGCTGCCTGCTGACGGCCAGCGGCTGCTCGACGACGCCGTTAACGCCGCAAACAGTGCGGCCACAGGCCGACCTGCTGCAACCGTGCCCGCTGATCGCCAGCCGCCCCCTGGCTGACCTGGGCGAGCTGCTGCTGTGGACGCGCGATCTGGTCGCGCAGTACGGCGAGTGCGCCGCCCGCCAGCGCGCGTTAGCCGATGCGGTCAGATAGCTGGGGTTGCTGCCTAAATTAAGTTGGGCGTCTCAAACCGTTCACCCGCGCACCTGCAAGCGAAAAGCGGGGCTTGACCCAGGCCCAGCCCCCGTGCTAGCATTCACCCCGCTAGGCATGCAGTTTCTCCTTTCCCCAAAGCCAGCCCGCTTTGGTCGGGGCTCCTGACACGGGAGCTGTGTTGCCTCATCTAGAAGGCCTCGGTGTTGACGCACCGGGGCCTTCGCCTAACCACTCGCTCAAGTTGACCCGCCGCGGCGGGCTATCGTGTTCTCGCTTCGTCACCAGCGGCAGCCGCCCACAGCTCCGGCACCCGCTGTGCTGTAACCATCAATTCGCTCGGCATCGGGTAATGCCGCAGCAGCGCATACAGGCGGCGCAGCGCTTCTCGTGGCACGCGCACGGTATCGCCGTTGCCGTGCATATACGGCTCTAGCCGCTGCACTTCTCGGGCCATCTCAAGGACGGCGTGCGTTCGTTCGTTCGGCGTTGTCATTTTGTCTTCCCACCAATAAATCCGTTGTCAGGCGGACCCCATCCGCGCTCAAGCATTGCAAGCAACTCGGCGTCGCTGTCGCCTCGGAGAAGGCGGTCATGGACGGTGACGCAAAGATCGCGTAGCTTTTCAATGTGTGTGCGCGCTCGCCATAGCTCGGCAACCGTGTGTGCAATTGACTCGCCGCAATGTTGCGGTTCATCAATCAGCTGTTGAGGCACGCCTTGACGGATAAGATGCACCGCTATCAAAGCGGCGTGTCGGCTTGCGGCGCATGTGTTCGTCACGTCTTCGCACGCTTGACTCATCGCTTCGATAGCAACCTTGCCGCTTCCGGCCGCGTTCGGCGTTGTCATCGTTCGTCCTTCGCGCCCGCGTGGCGGGCAGGTTGACCCGAAAGTTCGACCCTCCGCCGCATCAACATTCGCAAGGCAATTTCCGCCGCCAGCAGTTGCGTATACACCGCGTCCATTGAACGCTGCTGCTCGTGCCGAAACATCGAGTTAGGAGTCATTCTGGAAACCACGCTTTCCCGGATAAATACTGCTTCTGAGCCCTACGATATTTTCCCGTTGCTTGGTCATCTCCGTTTATTGCGCGTCCCGACTTCCCCTTAAAATACACCGTATCTTTTCGCGCCATAGCCTTTGCCTGTTTTTCATAACACGTTACGCATATCGGTGTCTTACCGGCCTTCCGCGTCCGCTTTAGGCTTTCGTCTTTGTGCCTCCCACACGACCCACAGTAAAACTTCGTCATGGCTGGCCCCCTAACTTCGTTCGGCGTTGTCATCGTTCTTCCTTCGTGCGCCCCCTGCTGAACAACCGCCCGCTACCGGCAGCGCAAATCCACACGTCGTCTTGCGGCCGCTGTCCCGCGAGCATCAGCGCGCGCTCGCCTTCGGCGCACAGACTGACCGCGGCATGGCGCTCCGCCTCGGCCAGCAATCGCGCGTCGCGCTGTCCAACCGACATCCCCCACGGCCAGATCACGAGCGCGGCAGCCACGCTCGCCACCGCCAGGCCGGTCGTGAAGCCAGCGGCGTACTCAATGCGTTCGATGGGCAGCTTCACGAGCCGGCCCCCGCTGCGCGCCGGGCGCGGGCGCGCTGACCGTGGCACTGCTTGCAGTACGCATGCAGAGTTTGCCGGCCGGTGTTGACCATCGAGTAAAACTGCGCGGCCGGCTTAACCTCGGCGCAGTCTGAGCAGCGCTTTTCCTCGGGCAGTACTGCAGGCGTCGTTGCGTGTCTCTGGCGCCCCCGGCTCGGCGCGGCGGCGGGACGCCGGTCGTCTAACTGGGTGGCCGGCGGCATCGTTACGCGGCGCGGCTCGCGCACAAGCTCAAAGCCGGGATGACTGAGCTGCACCGCGACTACGGTGATTCCCTGTCCGTCTCGGTCGGGCTGGCCGACATAGTATCGGTGCAGCTCGGTGCCGGGATAGCGGCGGCGGAAGCAGATCATGCGGTCCTCCATACACGGTAGCGGCCGTCGATCTCGCGCCGCTGTTTAGCTTGGGCGCCCAGGCGCCGAATTGCAGTCGTCAGGCTGTTGGCCTCTCGTTCGAGCGCAACAACAACGCTGTCGCCGGCTTGCATGCGCACTGCGATATTGGTCCACCGGCCGAAATTGCCCTTCGGCACCGGCACGCCACGCTCGATGACTGGCGGCTTTGGTGCCGGCCGCGCAGGCAGCGCAAACGCGCTGGCCGATCGATTGACGCGCCGCGCTTCGACGTCCGGCTCGGTGTCGTCATCGCTCAGGCAGTGTCGCCGGCTCGTGGGCAGGTCTGCCATCCGGGTGGTCATGCGTCCTCCCACCAGATCACGTCGCAGCCGCGCACGCGCGCGCAGTAGACCGCGCGGCCGACGTAGCCGTCGATCTCGCTGTACTCGGACTGCCGCTGGTCTAGCCACGCGCGCAGATTGCCGGGGTGTTCGAGCCAGATTGCCGGGGGTGCGGGCGGCGCGATGTGCATGTTGCGCACGCGGGCGCCTACACTGCACAGCGTCTCAGCGGCTTCGCGCGCAAGCTGGAGCGGGGACAGCGTGCTCATAAGCGCGTCTAGGCGCTCGGTGTCAATGTTCAGCGGGAAGGTCATTCGATTATCAGCCGGTCGCGTTTAACGATGCGGGCGCCTTGAACGTCTTGCCCGCTCTTGATTGCTACTTTGATGCCGGTCTTGTCCGGCTCGCGCGTCGTCTTCACGCGCATAAATTGCTCGGCTAGCAGCGACTGGTCATAGATCTCTACTGACTCGTCGCGGCCCGGATAGAGTCGCACGCGCAGCAACTTGTCATCGCTGGCAATCTCGGTGATGCCTGCCGTGCGCATACAGTCGGCCATATAGCTGCGCAGATGCACGGCGCGCGAGCGCATTGCCTTGACGCGCCGGCTGATCTCTTCGAGACGGCCGTCGATTGCATCGGCTTCCAGTTCGCGCTGTGCGATGTATGCGGCTACGGCCGCGCCCTTCCGCTCGACCAGCTCGCGTGCTGTGCCGTACTCGGCAGGCAGTTCGCCGGTTTCGGGGTCGATCTGATCCAGGGCGGCGGCTAATTCGGTCGCGGCCTGGTATAGGGTCACATTCATGATTCGATTCCTAGTTAGGCCCCAATGCCGTGCGCCCGCTCCAAAGCGGCAGCAAACGTCACCATCGCGCTGTATTCTCCGTCGGTCAACTCGGCCCCTCCGACATGCGCCTCAATCAGTTTGTCTAGCTGCTGCGCCGTCAGGGGCTTCCGCATTTCCATTCGACCCGCGTCGGCGGCGCTCGGTGCTTGGTCTGTGTTCATCTTTACTCCTGTTGCGCCCGCGTGGCGGGCCGGTTAGCTCGAACGTTAGGCATCAAAGCGCAGCGCCTCCAGTCGCGCAAGTTGCTTGCGCAGGCTGGCAATCTTTGCCTTGCGCATCACCTCGGCGCGAGCCAAGGCACTTTCGCGCGTGCGGTGCCACTCTTTACCCTCGCCGTGCAGGTATTTCATCGATCCGACCTGGACCATTGAGCTGCCAACTTCCCCAAATTCCTCGCCCTCTTGCTCGATCAATCCCTCTGTAAGAGCGTATTTGCTGTTCCAAATCTTCATTGCTTCTCCAAGTTGGGGCCTAAACTGACGTTCGGACTACTCGATGATGAAACCGCTAGTCGCTGCGTATGCCTGTATGCGCGTTACGTAGTCGGCAAACTCGTGGACGCTGAGGGTTGTTGTGCTGATAGGCGTTTGTCCGCCGCCCGGCATGTCTTCCATGCCGATGTACTGGCCGGCAAAGTGGGCATGCCATGCCTCGCTGCTGTACTGCCTGCCGTCGATCCATGCTTGCTCGCTGATCTCGCGCAACAGCGCCCAGTACAGGCGATTCTGCTGCACGTTTCGTTTCGCCTTGTGCTCCGTGACGTGGACGGCCAGCGGCCGGCCGTCCCGCGCCATCGCGCGCGCGTTGGCCTTCAGGAAAGCCGACAAAGCGCGGACGTGCGTCTCGTCACGGAGCACGAAGACTCGGTTTACCACGGGATGTCGTCGTCCATCGCTGCCATGCCGCTATCAGCGGGCGCGGACGCTGCGGCGGCTTGGTTGACGCTAGGCTTCTTCTGCCATTCGGCGCAGGCCCGGATCGTCTCCTTTAGCTTGTCACTGAATGCCTCGAACAGCGTCATGTCCGGCTCGGTCACGTCGAACAATTGCAGCGCGGACACAGCAGCCGGCACGCTGTTGCGCATCGCCTTCGGCACCGGGCTGATGCTAGCGACGTTGGAATAGGTCTTGCCGTCGCGGGCGTCGTGCTTGACGTTGATTAGCGCGGGGACGCCGAGCAGCTTCGACACATCAAAGCCGGCCAGCTCCTCCGGCGTGAATGCGCGACCGCGCCAGGACTCGAGGTCAGCTCGCAGGATGGACTTTTCACCGAGACTCAGCGTGTACCGCTTGCTGATAATCAACGGTTTTCCGTCGTCCGTCTTGAGCGGCGTGCCGTCTTCATCCTCGCCGTGCAGCTCCCATGTCAAAGCCACTTTTCGGGCCGGCGGCTTGGGCTTGCCTTGGTACTCACGCGGCTGCGTGCCCAAGTCGATAACCCGCACACACCGGCCGGTGTGGACGCCTTGCGGCACGGGCCGAAAATCTCCGCCGCCGGTGTCAGATGCAATCAATGCCATGTTGTTTCTCCATCCCACTGTCACGGGCCGTGGGGCGCCTCTCCGGAATGCCAGCCGCCCATCGCAGGGCGGCAATCTCGTCTTGCGTCAGTTTGCGGGTGGACGCGGCGCGCAGCGCCTCGTCGCATATCCGCTCAATGTCGGTTGTGTAGTACTCATTCATGGCCGGCCTCGAGGAAGGCGCGCACCTGAAGCCCGTTGATGTGCGCACGCCACGTGGCGTGCAGGTATGCGTGGTGATGCGGCCCGGCGTTCAAGGCAACAAAGCGCCAGAATAGGTACGCGAGTAGCGCTGTGATCGCATGCAGCAGGCTCATTGCCTTATCTCCAGGCATGCGAACCACAGCGCCGCCCACGTGGTCACGCCGATCACAGCGAGTGCCAAATCGGTCCATTCGGCCGGCCTGTTCAGTTGGCGTAGCCAGTCCACGCGGCTTTGGGTGGCGTTGTCAGTCATGGCGCCTTCACCGCGTGGACGGCCTCAGCGGCCTCGATCAGCGCGCGGGCCATCGCAAGGGCCTCATCGCGAGTCAGCACACCCGACAACATGGCGCGAGGGGCCGACAGGCTGAGGAAAACGGCATCGTTTTGGCGGGCCGCCAGCGTCGACCACGGCGCGACGTAAATGTGTAGTTCGGTTGCGCCGACAGACCGCGTGCCGTCGGCGTGGCGCTTAATCAGCGGGTTCAACATCACATCCTCCTGAGTCGTTGCTGGATAGCGAGTTGCAGTGCGCCCAGGCGAGCGCACTCGACCGCCTCGTCCGGCCGCGCAGCGCCGCGATCAAGCGCGCGGCACAGTCGCGCTTCCGCGTCCCGCTGGGCGGCGATAACTGCGGCACGTTCGGCCAGCAGCTCGGCAGCCGTCAGGTCGTCGTGCTGAATCTGATAGATCGATCGCATGTGCTACCTCGAGTCGTTATGCCTGGGCTCATTGCGCTGTGTCGTACTGCTTCCACCACGCGCGGGCCGTCTTCAGCGCATCGGCATGGTTACGGCCGCTGCCCGCTGCGTTCCACTCGCCCGCGTCGTGCGGGTCAATCTGGCAGTGCCACCAAACCGGCATGTCGCCTTGCTGCTCGCGCACCAGCTTGTAGGGCACCAGCGTGCCGTTGTGATCCTTGAATCTGCCTTCAGTTGCCAGTTTCATTGCCGCTCTCGTCGTTCGTTAGGTGGTGAAGGAAGTGGCATCCAGTGCGTGATGTTCCAGTCTCCGTTGTAGCCCTCTGCGCCGCCACCAAGTCGCCCGTCTGTGCTGTAGAACCACAGTTTTGCAAAGGCGTGCCCGGTGTGGCTGTCTGCAATCCACACCAACACGCGCCTCCCATCGCGCGGCGCTGTCTCGATTGGCTGCCACGCGCCTAACTGGTCGTTCGAGCCGAGCGCCCCCGGCGTTGCTTCTGTGGTCATCGTTCCTCCGTTGCCGGGGTCACCGGCTCAACTTCTACGTTCGCGTTGCGTCGTTCGATGGAAGGCATTAAACAGCATGTTTCGCCGCATGTCAACAGTCCGTGTATTACACGCTGTGTTGACAAACCACATAAACGTGGTGTTTAATCAAGCATGTTCATCCGCGCATTGGCACCCATGAATCGCACCCCTTCTGACGCGCTCGACGAAGCGATCAAGCAGACCGGCGGGACCAAACAGCTAGCCGACCGGCTCGCTGTGACCGTTCAAGTGGTCTCTAACTGGCGCGCCCGCGGGGTGCCAGCCGAGCGCTGTCCGGACATTGAGCGCGTAACGGGCGTGCGCTGCGAGCGTCTGCGTCCGGACGTTGACTGGCACGTGCTGCGCGTCGCCGGCCGCAATGCGGAAGGATGAGGATGGACGAAGCGCTGACTAAGGCCCTGAAAGTTGCGATTGGCAACGCTGAACTGTGGCAGGGAGACTGCCTCGATGTGCTGCGCACTCTGCCGGATTGCAGCGTTGACAGCATTGTGACCGATCCGCCGTATGGCCTGACCGCCAACAAGAAGGGTGGGTCTGGCGTTGCCAGCATAAATCTGGACAGCCCTTATGGACGATCGCGCATTGGCACCGGCAACGGCTCAGGCGGCTTTATGGGCATGAAATGGGACCGCGACGTCCCCAGCGTGGAGGTGTGGCGCGAGTGCTTGCGGGTGCTCAAGCCGGGCGGCCATCTGCTGGCGTTTGCCGGCACCCGCACGCAGCACCGGATGGCGTGCCGAATTGAGGATGCGGGCTTCGAGATCCGCGACATGATCGCCTGGGTGTACGGGTCGGGGTTCCCGAAGTCGCTGGATGTGTCGAAGGCAATTGACAAGGCGGCGGGCGCGGAGCGGGAGGTGCTAGGGCCGGGCAGATGGAATCATGTCAAGGGCTGCAACGATCTGCAATCGGATTGCCTGATTCGACCAGGTGGGCAGCATGAAGAAACCGCCCCCGCCACCCCAGAAGCGCAGCAGTGGGCCGGCTGGGGCACTGCTCTAAAGCCCGCCCTCGAACCCATCACCGTCGCCCGCAAGCCGCTGGCCGGCACGGTGGCCGCAAACGTGCTGGAGCATGGTACGGGGGCGCTGAATGTGGATGGGTGCAGGGTGGGGGATGAAGTGACAACCAGCATTCTTCACGGGAAATCATCCGATGCCTTTGGAATAGGTCAAAAGCGACCCACATTCGGAACAAAAGAAAACCCTCCCGGCCGCTGGCCCGCCAACCTGATCCACGACGGCAGCGAGGAGGTGCTGACGGCGTTTCCGGTGACGACAAGCGGCAGTTGGAGTGGACAGAAGACGGGCCGAGGAAGCGCTAACTCTGGAGACTGGGGAAAGAAAGATAGGGAATTTCATTGGCAAGGCGACTCCGGGTCCGCCGCCCGCTTCTTCTACTGCGCTAAGGCGAGCAAGGCGGATCGGGATGAGGGGCTGGATGGGCTAGAGGCTAGGCGCACGACCTTTGCCGATGGCACAGGGTTGAAAAACAACGGGGACGGCACGCCGCGAAACCAACAGCCGAGCAACCGAAACCATCACCCAACAGTCAAGCCCACCGACCTGATGCGTTACCTCTGCCGCCTGGTCACGCCACCTGGCGGCGTGGTGCTGGACCCGTTTATGGGCAGCGGCAGCACAGGCAAGGCCGCAATGTTGGAAGGGTTCAGGTTCATCGGCATTGAGCGCGAGGCGGAATACGTTGAGATCGCTAAAGCGCGCATAGCCCGCGCCCAGGCCCAGGGGCAGCTTCTGTCGCCCGAAGAACCGCGCGAATGCGTGCAGGAGGGACTGTTGTGAAACCTAACTGGGACGTGCTGCGCGTCGCCGGCCGCAATGCGGAAGGATGAGGTGAGACCTAACGGGCCGGTTCAGGGGCCGCCGTAGGCGGTCCCTTGGAACCGGGTGTTAGAGGGCCTGTATCCGAAGCGAAGGAATGTATGAACCGCGTGATTTTTGGTGACTGCCGCGACACGATGCGCGACCTGCAGGCGCAAGGCGTGCGCGTGCAGTGCTGCGTGACGAGCCCGCCCTACTTCGGGCTGCGCGACTACGGCCACCCTGGGCAGATTGGCCTGGAGAAGACGCCGGCCGACTACGTGGCTGCGCTGGTGGAAGTGTTTGGCCTGGTGCGCGAGTTGCTTACCGAAGACGGCACGCTCTGGCTGAACGTGGGGGACGTGTTCGCCGCAAGCGGCAAAGGCGGAGGCGGTAGTGCGGGGGACCGCGCGTGCTGGGCCACGGTGCGCGAGCGCAAGGGCTTCAGGATGCCGCCGAGCGGCTACAAGAGGAAAGACCTGACGCTGGTGGCGTTTGCCCTGGCCGACGCGCTGCGCCGCGATGGCTGGTACATGCGGCAGACGATCATTTGGCGCAAGCCTGCGGCCGTGGAGCCGCTGCGGCTTGACCGGCCGGCGACAAGCCACGAATACCTGTACCTGCTGGCGCGCAACGAGCACTACTTCGCCCGCAACCCTGGCGCGAAGTGGTGGGGCCATTCGGTGTGGGACGTGACGAGCGACAGCGACGGGCAGCACCCGGCTGCGATGCCGACCGAACTGGCGCAGCGGTGCATCCTCTGCGGCAGTGAGCCCGGCGACCTTGTATTCGACCCGTTCATGGGCAGCGGCACGACCGGACGCGCGGCGGCCAGCCTGGGGCGGAAGTGGCTCGGCTGTGAGCTGAACGACGACTACAGCCGCATGCAGCAGGAGAGGACGGCCCAAAGTGCGCTGGCCCTCTAACGAACTGTTCGACCGCCACGGTATGCCCACCCACGATGCGTTAGGCGTCCGGCTGAAACGTGCCGGCCAGCAGCGCGCGCTCGAGTCAAGCGGCCCGGATTGGGGCGACCAGATCAGCGCGGCCTTCCGCCGGTGGGCGGCCAATCGCGTTGGCGCAGACATCTGCATCGAGGATTTTCGCGAGCAGGTTCCCGCCAGCCTGTACCCGGCTACGCACAAGGGCTGGGGCGCATTGCCGCGCGTGCTAGTCGCCGCGCGCTTAATCGCGCCCCGAGTGGATAGCGAGGGCAATGCGATCTATAGGCCGGCGCGCAGCCAGCGTACCCATGCCCATCCTGTCAGGATCTGGAGGGTGCTTTGAGCCGCATCCGCCGCTGGCACGACCGCGTTGCGGCAATGGGCTGCATCTGCTGCCGCCTGATGGGCCGCGGCGCCGACGTGCCGGCCACGATTCACCACATCCGCGAAGGCGAGGCGGCCGGCGCCGGGCAGCGCGCCGATGATGCGCTGGTGGTCCCGCTGTGCCCTGACTGCCATCAAGGGCCGAAGGGCGTGCATGGCGACAAGACCTATTTGCGCATCATCAAATGCAGCGAGCTGGATCTGCTGGCGATGGTGATCCGCGAAGCGATGCGTTAATTGGCCTTGCCGCGCGTGGACGTTTGCGGCACAATGAGGATGCGGGGAAATGCGACCGGCCGTCGTCGTGGTGCCCACTCATCACTTACCCGCGCCTTTCAAATGCTCCAGTGGGGGTGCTCTTGCCGACTAGGTATCTGAAGCCAGGAATCCGCGACAGCGAGCGCATCAACGCGCTGTCCGCGGATTCCGAAGTCCTGTTTTATCGCCTGCTTGTCACTGTTGACGACTTCGGTCGATTCGACGCGCGGCCCGCGATGGTCAAGGCGGCATGCTTCCCGATCAAGGATGACCAGACCAGCGAAACGTGCGAGCGTGGCCTTGCCGAACTCGCGCTGGCCGGCCTGATCGCCGTCTACAAGGTCGATGGCAAGCCATTCCTGCAGATGCAGAAATGGGACAACAGCCCGCGCGCACGTGAAAGCAAGTTTCCTAAACTGACGGACGAATGCGCGCAACTGTATACGGAGGCGTGCAAGCCGCGCGCAGTTGCAGTCATGCCGCGCACACTTCTACCCGTAACCGTAACCGTAACCGGAACCGATAACCGAGAACCGGAAACCGAGAACCGGAAACCGGAAAACAAGAGCGCTTCGCGCTCCGCGCCTGCGGCGCCGTCAGAAGTTGACGAGCAGGTATGGGCCGATTTTCTGGCAACACGCAAGCAACTGAAAGCCGCCGTGACAGAAACGGCCCTAGATGCGATTCGCCGCGAGGCGACCTTAGCCGGCATGTCGCTGGAGGATGCGTTGCGCATGTGCTGCGCTCGAGGTTGGCGAGGATTCAAGGCTGAATGGGTACAGACCAAGGGGCAACCCCCAGGGAAACAGTCCGCGCTTGAAGAGCGCAACCGACAGGCCGCGCAAGAATGGTTGCGTATGAAAGAGGCTCAAGATGCCGCTGCGTCAATCTGACCGCTCCGCTTTCGTGGAAATGCTGACCTACGTCGGAGCGCTGTACGGCCGCGACGTGTCCCCGGGCGTGATTGACCTGTATTGGTCCGCGTTGCAGCAATTCGACCTGTCAGCCGTTCGCCAGGCCCTTGACCGGCACGTTAAATCGCCGGATGCCGGCCAGTACATGCCAAAGCCAGCGGACCTGATCCGCATGATGGGCGGCACCAGCCAGGACGCTGCGATGCAGGCGTGGGCTAAGGTCGAGCGGGCGATTAGGACTGTTGGCGGCCACGAGTCCGTGGTCTTTGACGACCCGTTGATTCACCGCGCGATCGACGACATAGGCGGATGGATCAAGCTGTGCGCAGTCTTGGAAGACGATTTGCCGTTCCGCGCGCGAGATTTCCAAGCGCTTTACCGTGGCTTTGCCATGCGCAGGGAGATTCCGCCATACCCGCGGCAACTGATTGGCCGCTTTGAGGCGCAAAACCGGATGGCTGGGCAGCAGGTCGCCGAACCGGTGCTGATCGGTAACCCCCACGACTGCCGCCAAGTGCTGAGGTTGTCCACTGGTAACCCCGTGCAGATTACGCGGGCCGCAGATGCTGTTCCGATGCTGATCGAATGACATGCCGATGGCAGACACCTACATAACCATTCCGATGGCACGGCTGGTCGAGCTTGAGGCGGCCGAGCGCGAGCGGCTGCTGGCGCTGGCGAAGAGGCGCGCCGCCCACGAGGCAAGCGCGGCGGCACACCATGCCGGCAGGTGGCAGCAGGCCC